TGGCTCACGCCGACCTGGGCGTGGGGGGCAGAACGGAATCTCGGGGCTGGTCGACCGGGCGGTTGGGGAAACCTGACTGGGCTATAGACCAAGCGTGCAGATATGACTTCATTGTTGTATGCTGCAAATTGCGATTTCACAACTAATGATGTCGAGGAGTGGATGTGGGATAGGGCAGCTACTCGTGCTGGCTATTATCGCATTGAAATTCCTCTCATTCGTCGCAGAACAGAACATTTCTACATAGGAGAAGAACAGCCATGGGAAGAAGATGAAGATGAAGTCGTAATTAAAAGAAGTGTAAATTTATCACAGAAGGAATATGCACTTCTTGATAAGGTTGTTTCCAATCAGATCTTTGCTGAGTCAAAGATGAAAGTCTTTCGGGCTGTGGTGTACCAGCGCAACATACAATTGTGGGATGATGGAACAGAGGATTCCGTCACAATGCGCGTGCTGGCACCATGGGCTATGGCGCATTATAAGTGCCAGCCCCACAAGTTCTGGATGACCCGCTTATTCAGGTTATCTTCCTTTTTTCGGAAGGTGTTTAAGTGGTTTTGTCGTTGGCTTGTATGGAAGGCTAGACTTAGACAGTTTCCTAAACTGTATCCTACTGAGTATTTTCGAACAAGCCTTGTTCGTATTGGAACAACCGATGATAAAGCTCGAGTATCGTCATCGAACGATGCGGATGACGACGCGCAAGATAAGAGTCAAAAGAACAAGCTAGGTTATCAGTCAACAGGTGCATCGTATGTCAATGAGCACCCCGGTGGTGGAAATGATGATCAGGACTCTGAAATTAGAGCCACCGTTGAAGGACGCATAATTCGTAAGGATTGCGGCGTTGGGGTCGTAGGCCAATCAACTGATGATATGGGACGCAAACAAGTATGCGGTGTGTTGTCACAACCTATTTCAGTTGAACCCAACGTTTATGCACAGGAGCTTCTAAATGCCATTAAAGCGATAGAAGAACGCATTAACAAGAAGCAACGTCCTTATGCAGGAAGTGAAGCTGATGAGGTGAAGATCAGGCGCATGGTACACCAATCGATTCATGGCAAGCGTAATTCGCCCTTTTCCGCGAAAAAGGTGATGGATCTTATTTATGAATTGGTCTACGAGAAGATTAAGTCGAATAAGTGGACCGATGAGCGTGTTGCTGATGCGATTGAGAGTTTGTGCCGCGAAATTGATCCTCAGTTTAAATTGAAGGCAGCAGTAAAACTTGAGCCAATGCCCGAAGAGAAGGCCCCACGTTTATTGATAGCAGACGAGGATCGGGGCCAAGTGATGGCACTCATGACTATTTACTGTATTGAGACCCTCATAAAGAAGCACTTTCCTGAAAAGGGGATCAAGGGCCTTTCGAAGAAGGACGCCATTAAGCGAGTGATGAAATCTTGCAGGGTGCCTAGGAAGGTCGCCAAGAAGTTGGTAACAGTCTTCGAGGGAGATGGGAGCGCGTGGGACACAACTTGTAGTGCAAAAATCCGCGATTTAGTTGAAAACCCTGTGATTAATCATGTTACTAATTTGGTTAACGGGTTTATGTACGCCACGCCTTCAACATGGGCTGATGCCCATGCCTCCGTTTGCGCGCAAGAGAAGTTGCAGATTTCTTATACGAAGAATAAAGAGTATCAGAAAGATACCATCGATGCTATTAGGAGGAGTGGCCATCGCGGCACCTCTTGCTTGAATTGGTGGATGAATTTTGTGTGCTGGCATTGCGC